TCGGCGCGGCCGGCGGCGACATCACGACCCTTGGCCGGAAGCTCGAAGCCCAGGAAGCCAAGCTAAAGCGCCACGGGATCGCGGTCCACAATCTCGACGCTGAATATTCTCGGCTTGGCCGCACGGTCAAAGGACTGGAACTGAAGGCCAAAGGGCTCGAAAGTATTGGCCGGGGCATCGAAACCGGTAAAAGCGCCATCGGCCAGGCGGTCGCCCTGACCGGCGCCGTCGCGATCCCGTCGAAAGTGTCGGCGGATTATCAAGCCATCATCCGCGACATCGCCATCAAGGCGGGCATCGCCGGGACCGCGCAAGAAGCCGGCATGAGCCGCGACATCATCGGCGCCGCGGGCGGTGCGGGGATCGGGCGGGACGTCTTGGCGCAAGCGGTCAACGCGCTGGTCACAGGTGGCATGGAAGTAAAGAAGGCCGTGGCGTTTGCCCCGCTGATCGGTAAATTTTCCGTCGGCCAGGGCTCCGAGGCGCCCGTCACTGCCGAAATGGTCAGATCGCTGGAGGGGGTTGCTAAAATCTTTGATCCGGCTGGCATGGGTAAGGCAATGGAAACCATCGCCTATTTAGGAAAAGCTGGCTCTTTTGAGGCGGGGGACATGGCGAAATGGTTCCCCGCGCTGCTTGGGGAAATGGGGAACAAAGGAATTCTCGGGCAAGATGCGGTGCAGCAGCTTGGGGCGATGCTTCAAATCCAGATAAAGACTGCTGCCAATGCGGATGAAGCGGCCAATAATCTTAAAAACTGGTTCTCAAAAATCGGCGCTGGCGCGACGGTCGATGCGTATGGGGCCGACGGGATCAAAATCGATTATCAGAAGGAAATGAACAAGCTCCTGGGTAAGGGGCTGTCCACGCTGGAGGCATCGTTCGAGCTGGCGCGGATGTATATCGAAAAGGCCGATCCAGAAAAAGCGAAGATGCTGGCCGAGGCTGGTAAAAAATTATCGAAAGAGACCGACCCCGAAAAGGTCAAACGCATGGCTAAGGCGCTTGAGGAGACCCTCAAGACTGGCGACTTGTTCAACGACATGCAAGTCAAGGCCGCCCTGACGGCCTATATGCAAAACAAAGACCTTTATTTCAAGCTCAAAGCCGAGGGCGCGAAGGCCTCCGGCGAAATCGACCGGGACCTGGCCGCGCGGCGCGAAACCTCCCGGCAAATCTGGGCCGAAGCGGAGCAGGCTGGCAGCAACGCGATGCGGGCCATCGGCGATGCCCTCCTGCCTTTGACCAATTGGGCGGGCCAAAATCTGGCATCCCTTGGTAAGTCCGTGTCCAACCTGGCGGAAAAAGCCCCCGGCGCGGCAGTGGCCGTCACTGGCGTGGCTACGGCTTTAGTCGCATTGGGAGGCGCCCTCGCGGCCGGTCAGATTGTTCGTGGTGCTGCCAACCTGGCCCGCGGCACGGCCATCGCCGCGGGCGCTGGTGGAGTCGGCGCAGGGGCAGCGGCGGCCGGGGGAGCGGCGGCGGGCGGCTTACTCGGTCGTCTGGGGTTGGGCCGACTGGTTGGATCGCTCGGGCGCGCCGCTGCGGCAGGAGCGCGGCCGGGCGGGCAACTCTTTGCGACCGGTGTAATCGGTTACGAGGGCGCTCGGATGGCTGGTGCTGGCGTGGCCGGCGAAGCCATCGGCCGGGCGGTCTACAACGCCCTGAACAAGAATTCGCCCTGGCGGGACAAGCCCCAGGGCCACGCCGAAAACATCGGCGCCGAAGTCGCCAAGGCGCTGCCCAAGCCGCCGCCGCCGAAGATCGAAAAAACCGTCAATCAGCACGCGGCTTTTTCGCCGCATATCAACGTCACGGTCAAGGTCGACCAGATCGACGGCGGCAAGCTCGCGGCGGCGATCATGCCGCATCTTCAGGGCGTGTTCGCCCGCTTCCAGTCGCAGACTCTGGAGGCCGCGAAGTCCATCGCCTTCCACGACGAGCCGCACCTATGACCCGATATTCCGCCGAGCTTGCCCCGGTCCCCCGGCTGGTCATGGATGAAGCCCCGCCGGTCGGCGTGAAGCTGTATTTGATCTCGGATGCCGGTGTGGGCTTCCTGGGGCAGTTCCACCCGGAGATGCGGATCATCGCCTGGTGTCCGCTGCCGAAGCTGACGGAAAACCAGAAGGATCGGCTGCGGGCCGTTGGTGAGGGCGAATGAGCGTAATCCCTGACTCCTACGCCGACGGCGTCCGCTACACCGCAGAATCTGCCGAGGTGATCCGTTCACTCGGCGGCATTTATGCGAGTTACGGCAAGGGCCGTGGCGCCTCGGCTGTGGTCTACCGTGCCCCAGGTGTCATCTCCGGCATGGGCAAGATCGGCGAGATTTACGGCCGCGGCTTCGACGGTATCGACCCGGCGAAAGTCTCCGAGGTCGAACGGTCCGTCGGCATGACCTACGCGGGCATGGGACAGATGGTTTCCCAAGCCGGAAACATCGCGGTTCTTGCCACGGGCAGCCCAGCCATGGCCCGCGCGGCGCAGATGGCCAGCACGGTCATGACCACGGCGGCGACGGTTCAGCGGGCGTGGGACCGATTCCAGAAGGTAATCAACAAGCCGGACGTCACCCGTCGAGTCGGCGGACCTGGCAGCACCAAGCCGGGGGCCGCTGGCGCCAACGGTCGGCCGCATTTGCTGATTCTGTCCGGCGACGCCGGGACGTACTATTTCAACCTGACGACCGCGGCTTACCATTCCCTTCGGCGGGAGACGATCTACGGGATCGCCGTGCTCGAACGCCTCAGCCGGCGGCCGGCGATTCAGTTCGTCCACGCGGGAACCGACCTGGTGACCGTCGAGGGCGCGGTGTTCGGCGCCTTCAAGGGCGGCGCCGGGCAACTCGCCAAGCTGCGAGGCCTCGGCGGACCGGTGAAGCCGTTTACCCTGACCACGGGTTACGGCGAGGTGCTCGGGCGTTACTACCTCACGCGGATCGAAGAACAGCAAGACGCCTTGATGCCCGACGGGGCGCCGCGGAAACAGGCCTTTACTCTGGAGTTCCAGCGCGATGCCGACGACTATCAGAACCTCTGAGGGCCAGCACCTTGACACCATTTGCCAGGCCCACTACGGCCGGGTGACCGGCACCGTGGAAACGGTCCTCGACGCTAACCCCGGCCTCGGCGCCGTCGCGCAGCCCTACCCGGCCGGGGTGATCATCATCCTGCCGGAGGTTGAGGCGGGGGCTCCGGCGGGTGTGGTGAGGTTGTGGGATTAGGTGGCGTCCCGGCCTGGTAGCCGGGCGGGGTTGAGGATGCCCCAATCCTGAATCTCGTTGTCGGGTGCCTGGATGGTCATTCCGAGACCGTCGGGTGGGGCCTGGCGAAGTTCCGCCAGCACGCGAAAGATTGTCGCCCGGTTAAGCCCGGTGCGGGCCGCGAGGTCTTCGGACCGGCCGGGCAGCGCGGCGGCTACTTTCAGGAGCGCGTCAAGGGTTGCCATGGTTAATATCTCGTTGGCGGCCGCGCTGAGGCTGCCCGTTGATTCGGCTGCCCGATCCAGCGTGGAGCGGGCAGCGGGGGTTAGATGAAGAGTGGTCCTGATAGTGTCAACCATCTGCGTAGGGCATCAGGAGAGCGATAATTGCCGAGTCCAGTTCGCGAGGTTTGGGCGCGGTTTGTCGCGCGGTCATCATGCTATCTACCTGCTGGCGGGTTTCTGCCGGTAGTGGATCGGGACGGCCATAGCCGCCCAGGTCGGTTAGCCAGGCGATGCGGCTATCTAACAGTGACGTGATTTCAGGTTTTATTTGGGGTCCTCACAAGTAATCAGGGTCATCAAGGTTGCCGTACCGGCCCTCACCCCATACTCGATCATGGGCGTCTTGGGCGCGAATCGGTGCGGTCGAATGGACTGGCGCGGGACGCTCTGCCGAGGCCTTGCACTCCTTGTCGAGCCACAGGTTCACGGACGGCAGGCCAGGGCGTGGGCAATCAATGCGGCATCCTTTCTTGGCGCCGCCGATGGCGACGGCCAGCGCCTGCCTTGCTCCGGGTTCTTTGTTTAGTGCCGCGATTATCGCGGCTGACTGCGCCTCTTTCTCCCACGCTTTTTCTGTCTGGTTCCATTTCCAGCCGCTTTTCTTCAGGGCGTCGCGGTGCGGGTAGGTGTTTCCGGTCAGTGTAACTTTTTGGATGGTCATCTTTTGCTCCTGCGCCTTTGGCGTCTTGGAATCCCGGAACCCGCCGGGTCGGTTTTGGTTACGACCATTTTGTTGACGTCAACAAAATGGTGGCGGCTACAGTAAACCCATGGGGGACTTACCTCCTTTGTAGGCGGGGTGGAATATCGCCGTCCCCTCCACGTAGCTCATAGACGACGGCCCGCCGCGGCGCCACCGGTCAACGCCGCCGGTCTTGACCCCGCAAACGCGAAGCATGACCCGGCGGACCTCAGTTCGCGGCCCGACGCCCTTGATGGCGCCGTAAGCCCGGTTAAAGTCACCGGCCACGATTGCCGCACGGAAGGCGGTAACCCCTTCTTTTATTTCCTTTTTGTGATGTATATGCAGTTTAGGCATCTTCGTCTCCGGTTTGGTTAGTGGCGCCGTTTTTGGTGGGTCGGTCCGCTCTTTGAGCTTGGGTTTATAATCGCATCTTCTGAGACTTTTGTCAAGTTATAAAATGCCCAACACTTTTTGAAAAAATATGCGCGCTGTCTTTGAAGTCACCGCCAACGGCTCCAGCATCACCCGGCTGATCCGCGACCGGGTGTTGGAAATCAGGATCACGGACAAGCCGGGGCTCCAGTCCGACGAGCTGGAAATCAAGCTGGACGACCGCGGCGCCGCCGTCGCGTTTCCGCCGAAGGGCGCCACGTTGGCAGTAAAGCTCGGCTGGGACGGTCGGGGCCTGGTGGATATGGGCGCCTACGTGTTCGCCGAGATCACCATCGGCATTTCCCCGCGAACCCTCACCCTCCGCGGCCGGCCGGCGAACATGCGGGCGGCGCCGAAAACCCAGCGGTCCCAGGGCTACGAAGCGACCACCCTCAAGGCGGTCGTCGGCCAGGTGGCCGCCCGCAACGGCTGGGAGGCGGCCTGTTCGGTGGACGCCACGATCCCTCGCGCCGACCAATGCGGCGAATCCGACATCCATTTCCTGACCCGTCTGGCCCGAGCTCACAACGCCACAGCGACGGTCAAGGACAGCAAGCTGATCGTCCTGCCCCGTGGGGCGTCCACGACCGCCAGCGGCGCTTCTGTGCCCGTCCTGACCCTGCGGCGGGAGGATTTGCTCGGCGGTGAAATCACCTTCGGCGACCGCTCCGCCGTCGCGTCCGTCCGCACGACCCACCACGACGCAAAAACCGGCGGGCGGGTGGATCACGATGTCGCCAATCCCGATGCACCACCCGGCGTCGACGGTGCCGTCCATGTCGACCGCCACGTCTACCCCTCCCCTGAGGCCGCCCAAGCCGCCGCGTCCAGTCGCCTCGGTGCCCTCAATCGCGGCACCGCTCGCGGCAATCTCCGCATGCTTGGCCGCGGCGACCTGGCCGCCGAGCGGGTCATCCGGCTGGTGGGCATCAAGTCAGAGGCGGACGGGGATTACCTGGTGGAAACCGTCACCCACACCTATTCCGGCGAAAGCTGGATTACCGAAGCGGAAATCAACGGCGGGAATACGGGAAAGGCAAACGTCGGGCAGCCGGCAACGGCGCCGACACCTCGGAGCGTGAAACCGGCGTGAAACCCTGCAGGCATGATCATGGACTTGGCGGCATATCCAGACACCGAAAGCGCGGGGCAGGCGGTAAAGATGCCTGAATAATCAGACGGTTACAGATCAGAATGGTGGGCTCTTAATCCATCGGTCGTAAGTTCGAATCTTACACGGCCCACCAATCAAAACAAAGGCTTGCAACGATGCAGGCCTTTTTTTGTTTCACGCGGTCGTGAAACCTCGTGAAAGCTCAGCCACCTACCACCCGCAGCTTGGGCGGGGCATCCAGGAGGGCGGCCACGTCGGCTAGGGTGTCGGTGCGGGCGTG